AGGTGCTACCGGCGCTACAGGCGCAGCAGGCGGTGGCATCTCAGGTTTTAACGCCCAGACTGGCACTACTTATACTTTAGTAGTAAGTGATGTTAATAAACTTGTAACAGAATCTAATGCTTCTGCTATTACAGTAACAGTACCACCTTCAGTATTTTCTGCTAATGATGTTATTAACGTGCAACAGATTGGCGCGGGACAAGTTACTTTTGCTGCAGGATCTGGTGTGACTATTACATCTAACGGTGCTACCTCAGCAGCACCAAAAATTAGAGCGCAGTATTCATCTTGCTCAATTATTTGCTCAGCAAGTAATACATTCACGATTGTGGGGGATATTTCCTAATGCCTATTCTTGGAATTATTGCATCTCAAATGACTGGACATCTTGGTTTATCTACTGACTACCTTGTAGTAGCAGGCGGTGGTGGTGGCGGTGGAACAGGTAACGGATCTGGTGGCGGTTATCCAGGCGCTGGCGGTGGCGGTGCTGGTGGTTAGTATTTTCAAGTATTACATCAGCCGGAGGTGGTGGGGCTGGAACTAATACAGGAGATAACTCTATTGCTGCTGGTTTATCTGGCGGTTCTGGTGGAGGTGGTGCGTCTGTAGGTGGTGGAACTCCGACAGGAGGTTCAGGTAACACTCCTAGCACAAGCCCATCGCAAGGAAACAATGGTGGCGCAGGTAGCACATCAGCCCCTAATTATGGCGCAGGTGGTGGTGGTGGTGCTAGTGCTGCTGGAACGGCTGGAACTGGAAGTGCATCTGGTAGTGGTGGCAATGGAACGGCATCATCAATAAGCGGTTCTAGCGTAACGTATGCTGGTGGTGGTGGTGCTGGTAGCCGAGGCGCTCCTCAAACATCAGGCGGCACAGGTGGCGGTGGAGCTGGAACAACAGACTCAACAACTGGAACGGCTGGCACAACCAACTTAGGCGGTGGCGGTGGTGGAGGCGGCTCTAGTGGTAACGGCGGCGCAGGTGGTTCCGGCATCGTAATTATTAAAATCAACCAATAAGGTTTATGGAAACTAAACTCTACAGAATGTACGGTATCGATGTAGCTATGTCATTGCTGCGTCCTAATGCTAAATGGGAAATCTCTAACACTACATTTACACGTTGGGATGATCCTAGACCATGCCCATCATGGGAAGAAGTTCAATGGGTAATGGATAAGATACGTGAGTTTGAGGATAGTATTCCAACGATATGGCTTGATGAAGATTTAAAGAAGATGAAAGCTGAAGTTGAGGAATTTGAGAAGGCAGTAGCGTGAATATAAATAACTTATTCCCTACTCCGGTTGCTTTCTTTAAGTTTGGTCGTGATCTGACTGAAGCTGAATTAGAGTTCATTAAATGTCAGGAGCATTACGCTAACGAAGGTAATACGACTAGCAAGGATCGCAAGATTTTAAAGAGCAAAGAACTTACTGAGATGCGTGATTTCATTGAAGATTCGATGATGGAATACTTCAAAGCTATTCATGCTCCTAAGTTTGACGTAAGTTTGTATCTAACACAGAGTTGGGCTAACTATACGGAAGCTGGACAGTATCACCATAAACACGCTCACCCAAATAGCGTAGTGTCTGGTGTATTTTATCCACAGGCTAATAGAGAAGTAGATAAGATTTACTTTTATAAGGATGGTTACGAGCGGATTAAAGTTCCTGCTGCTGAATACAATCCTTATAACTCTGAATCGTGGTGGTTTGAGGTAGGTGCTGGTGACTTGATTCTATTCCCATCGCATCTAACTCACATGGTACAGACTAAAGAAGGTGACGATACTCGCATTAGCATAGCGTTTAATACGTTCTTAAAAGGTTACATAGGCTCAGATGAAAGTCTGACAGGTTTGCATTTAGGGGAAGAATAATGGCTCACTACGCACAGATTGATTCAAACAATATCGTGACTCAGGTTATCGTCATAGATAACAAAGATACGGCAGATGCTAATGGTGTAGAGAAAGAATATATCGGTGCTGCGTTCTGTGAGCGTCTATTTGGTGGCACTTGGAAGCAGACTAGTTATAACGCTACCATTCGTAAGAACTATGCTGGCATTGGTTATACCTACCGTTCTGACATAGATGCTTTTACTCCTCCAAAACCGTATGCAAGCTGGACGTTAGACGCTAATGCTCAATGGCAAGCACCAGTAGCAATGCCTACAGATGGAAAGATGTACTCATGGAATGAGGAAACTCAAGCGTGGGTAGAGGTAAATGGCAACTAATTATGTCGATTACGATTATTGGACATACGGTTACGGGGACGGTGATTTAACTGCTCCTGAACTGTATGTTACGTCTGGCTATTGGGATGCTGGCTATGCTGAAAATGAAGATACTGGTGGTGTCGCATCTATTACAGGTACGGCTACAGTAACAGCAAAGGCAGTAGACTTTACTCTAGGAACTGCATCTATTACAGGTAATGCGACTGTAACTGCTCAATGCGTTCCTGATCTATATGTAGTAAAAGGTTACTGGATTGGTGGGTATTGCGAGAACGAGGATACCGAGCCTAGTGCTGCTATTACAGGAAATGCTACTGTAACGGCTATAGGTACTCAGACATTTACAAGTGCTGCAAGCATTACTGGCAATGGTCAGGTATCAATTGCTGTTACCGATGTAAAAGTTGGCGTAGCAGCGATTACTTCTGTTACAACTGTTACAGCTAATGGCATATCTGTTTTCGGTTCTAACGCAAGTATTACTGGAAATGCTGCTGTTACTGCTGTCGGTACAGGCGTATTTGTTAAATCTGCTTCTATTACTGGTAATGCTACTGTGGGTGCTATTGGTGACTTTATTGGTTACGAATGGACTGTAGTAACTCCAGAAACTACTAATTGGGCTAGACAGTAATGGCAAAGCAAAAGATTATATTTGGTGAGTGGTTGCCAGATCAGCCTAGTATTACTGGTGCTGTAACTGATGCATATAATTGTTATCCTGTTACTAATGGCTATGCTCCATTACGTGAAGCTGTAGATTATTCTGCTAATGCAGGTCAGAACTTACTTGTAGCATTTGCTGGTAAGTTTGCTGGTGCATCTACACTATTTGCTGCTGGTGCTACACAAATTTACAAGTTTAATCCTAGTAATACTGCATTAACGGCAGTAACTACCACAGGTTATTCAGATGTAGAGTCATGGGATATTACGCAATTTGGCTCTAAGATGATCTTAGCCAATGGTAAAGATCAGTTACAGGCTTATGATTTAAGTTCATCTACTTACTTTACTGATTTGGCTGCTACTGCTCCTGCTGCACATTATGTAACAGTAGTTCGAGACTTTGTTGTAGCTGCTAATCTTGCTGGTGAAGAAAATAAAGTCTATTGGTCAAATATTAATGATGAGACTAATTGGACTCCTAGCACAGCATCTCAGTCAGACTCTCAAGTAATGGCTGATGGTGGAGATATTACAGGCATTGCAGGTGGTGAGTTTGGTCTAATCTTCTTAGAACGCGCTATCTATCGTATGACGTATGCAGGTAGTCCGTTCTTCTTCCAGTTTGATGCTATTTCTAGGACGTTAGGCTGTATGTCTAATGGTTCTATCGCTCAATTTGGCGGTTTAACGTACTTTCTAGCTGATGATGGATTTTATGTTTGCGATGGTAAGTCAGTTAAAAACATTGGATTAGAGAAGATCAATCGTTGGTTCTTTAATAATGTCAGTTTGACTGAAATACAGACTGGTATGAGTGCAACTATTGATCCAGTACGTAAATTAGTCATCTGGAACTTTAAGAATAACTTTGGTCGTAGATTCTTGCTGTACTACTCAATTGATTTAAACAAGTGGTCGTATGGTTTAACGGACGTTAATTATCTAGCGTATGGTTTGACACCAAGTGCTTCACTTGAGCAGATAGATAACTACAACAATAATCTAGATGCTTTAGATATTCCGTTAGATTCGCGTGTTTGGGCTGGTGGTCAGCTTATATTTGTTGGTGTTAGGAGCCAGAAGATTGTTATTTTCTCTGGTGCATTGCAGTCTGCATACATTACTTCTGGAGATATAGATATTGGACGTTCTATTATTACATTGGCAAAACCTATTGTTGATAATGGAATCGCATCAGTCACAGTTGCCAGTAGAAAACTATTGTCAGATAGCGTCGAATTCGGAACAACAGCTTTCCCTAACTCAGAAAACAGAGTGCCATTGAGAGCTAACGGTAATTACCATCGTATTAAAGTAACTCCTACTAATGCCAATTGGGAAACTATTGTAGGTTGCGAAATTGACATTACTACGCAAGGTAATCGATGACTAGAAGTGCTCAATTTAGGACGTTGCCTGTATTTGGTGCTGATGAGCGTCAAGTATCTGAGGTAGTTCGTGGGATTATGGACGGTAAGACGAATAATACTGGTACTGTGACGTTAGCTACAGGTGGAGCGACAACAACTACTCTTTCTGATGGTCGTATAGGTAAGGAAAGTCTTATATTTTTTACTCCTTTGGCTGCTGTATCACTTGCTACTGGTGTATATGTAAGCAGTCAAACTATAGGAAGTGCAGTTTTAACTCATGCAGCCAACATTACATCAGGTAAAACGTATGGTTACATTGTGGTGGGCTAATGGAGTATAGATATATTGCTCCACAGGAACTAAGACAATGGTGGGCTAGTGTAAGAACTGGCTTAGATAAGATTAAAAGTAGGAGTCCAGAAAACTGGATAGTTGAAGATGTATATACGGACTGTTTCAATCAAAAAAGTCTGTTATTTGTACTGATAGAGAATAACCACTACGCTGGATTCTTTGTCATACAGCCACAAGGTGAGACTATGCATCTATGGGCTGCTTATTCGTTAGAAAATAGTTATGATGTTGTCGAAAATGCCTTAAAATACATCAAAGGCATGGCGGCAGAGGCTAAGGTTAAGTACATAACATTTTCTAGTCATAGACGCGGTTGGGCTAAAAGGGCGGCTGATTACGGGTTCCGTCCAAAACAATGGATTTGTGAGGTGTAATTATGGGTGGCGGCGGCGGAACTCAAAAAAGTACGACAACTACGAGTATCGATCCTACGATTGCTCCGTATGTTCAATATGGCTTAGAAGAAGGCAAGCGACTCTATGAGTCACCTAATCCTTCATTCTTCCCACAACAGACTTACGTATCTCCATCGGCACAGACTGAGCAAGCCTTGCAGATGGCTCAGAATCGAGCTATAGCAGGTTCTCCGCTAACTCAAGCTGCACAGGCTGAGACATTAGCTACGATTCAAGGTAAGGGCGTTAATCCATTCCTAGCGGGTGCTTTACAGCAAACGAATCGTCTAGCTGGTGAAGATTACTTACGCAACATTCAGAAACTACAGTCAGGTGCATCGTCAGTAGGTCGTTATGGTTCTGCTGCTCAAGGTCAGTTAACAGGTCAAGCTCAGGATGTATTTGCTCGCGCATTAGCGGAACAAGGTGGTCAGTTAGCGTATAACTCTGCTGAAGCGGAACGTCAGCGTCAAATGGCTGCTGTTGGTGCTGCACCTCAGATGGCTGCTCAGAATTATGCTGATATACAGCGTTTACTTAGCGTTGGTGGTGCTAAAGAGGCTCAGAGTGCTGCTCAGTTACAAGATGCTATGAATCGTTATAACTTTGAGCAAAACCTGCCACAGATGAA